GATTGCCCAGCGATCGGTCAGGATCGTGGCCGAGGCGGTGGGGCAGGCCCCGCTCGCCTGCAACGACCCGCGCCTCGCCGCGCTCGTCACCGCTACCAGCGCCGGGCAATCGCTGATCGAAACGCTGGCCGCGCAATTGCTGCTGCATGGCAATGGCTATGTGCAGATCCTGAAGGATGCGAGCGGCACGCCGGTGGAACTGTTCGCGCTGCGGCCCGAACGGGTGAAGGTGGCAACCGGGCCGGATGGCTGGCCGTGCGGCTATGATTACACGGTGAATAATCGCACCGCGCGCATCGCGGTGGAGGATGAGGATGGCTGGCCGGGGATCATCGCGATCCGGACGATGCATCCGCTTGACGATCACTGCGGCGCGGGCGCGCTGGAGGCAGCGTGGCAGGCGGTGCTGATCCACAATGCCGCAACCCATTGGAACCGCGCGCTGCTGGAAAATGCGGCGCGGCCATCGGGCGCGCTGGTTTACGAGCCGGGGGACGGCGCGAGCCTCGCGCATGAACAGTTCGAACGGTTGAAGCGCGAGCTGGATATCGCCTTTTCGGGCGCGGCCAATGCGGGGCGTCCGATGCTGCTCGACGGCGGGCTGAAATGGCAGAGCATGGCGCTGACCCCGGCGGACATGGACTTCGCGACGCTCAAAAGCGCGGCGGCGCGCGATATTGCGCTGGCGTTCGGGGTGCCGCCGATGCTGCTCGGCCTGCCGGGCGACAACACCTATGCCAATTACCGTGAGGCCAACCGCGCGCTGTGGCGGCTGACGCTGCTGCCGCTGGCGGAGAAACTGTTTTCCGCGCTGCGTCAGGGCCTCGCCCCGTGGTTCCCCGATGCTGAAATCGGGGTCGATCTCGACCGGGTCACGGCGCTGTCGGAAGACCGCGAGCGGTTGTGGTCGCAGGTGTCCGACGCCGATTTCCTGACCCGCGCGGAAAAACGCCAGATGCTGGGCCTGAACCCTGAAGAACAGCCAGAGGAGAATGCCACATGAGCCGCGCAGATGTGCTTGCCAGCCTGATGGTGCAGGCCCGCAATGATGGGGCAGCGCTGGTTACTTTACGCGCTATCGTCGAGGAATCGAGCGCGCTCGCCACCGACCGGGTGCTCGAACGGCTCGGGCTGGGCGATGCCGGGGCCGAGAGCGATCTGGTCGAACTGCGCGAACTGCTGCGGGCGTGGCGCGATACCAAAGCCAGCGCGTGGAAGGCGTTGATGGAATGGATCATCCGCGGCGCGCTGGCGCTGCTGCTGATCGGGATTGCGGTGCGCCTTGGCGTGTGGGACCAGCTATGAGCGCGCGGGCCATGCGTTTTGCCGGCTATGCCGCGCTGTTCGACATTCCCGATGCAGCGCGCGACACAATCCGGCGCGGGGCGTTTGCCAAGACGCTGGCGAGCCAGAATACGCCCTTGCCGCTATACTGGCAGCACCGCCCGGATCAGCCGATCGGCGTGATCGAGCAGGTGTCAGAGGATGCGCGCGGATTGCGGGTGATCGCCCGCATCGACCGGCCCGATAGCCGCGCGGCGATGCTGTTGGCGCAAGGCGCGGTGAGCGGCCTCAGCTTTGGCTTCCGCACCCGCGCGGCGCGGCAATCCGATCAGGGGCGCGAACTGATCGAAATTGACCTGTTCGAAGTCAGCCTTGTCACCCACCCGCTGCAACACGGGGCCAGAGTGCACTTTGTAAGCTGACCGAGACGACCAAACCACTTTCCACCGGCCGCCATTGGGGCGGCCTTTTTTCTGCCCAACCGAAAGGCCAATGCCCCATGGAACATACCCAACCTGCGATGACCACCACCGATCCGCTGGACGCCAGCTTTGACATCATTGCCCGCCAGGATCAGGCCGATGCGGCCATCACCGGCCTGCGCACCGATGTTGACGAGGTGAAATCGCGGCTCGACAAGGTCGCCCGCGCCGCCACCCGCCCGGCGATGGGCGGCACCCCGGTAAACGACGCTCCTGAAGTCAAAGGCTTCGTCGATGGTTATCTGCGCCGTGGACGTGAAACCGAACTCAAGTCGATCAGCGGCACCGCCCCCGGCGATGGCGGCTATGCCGTGCCGCGCCAGATCGATGCGGTGATTGCCGCTGAACTGGCTGAAATCAGCCCGATCCGCGCGATTGCGCAGGTGGTGCAGACCGGCACGTCTGGCTATCGCAAGCTGGTGGCGACCGGCGGCACCGCGTCGGGCTGGGTCAGCGAAGCCGCCCCGCGCCCGGAAACCGCAACGCCGCAATTTGCCGAAATCGCCCCGCCTTCGGGCGATCTCTACGCCAATCCGGCGGCGAGCCAGGGGATGCTGGATGACGCCGCTTTCGATATCGAAACCTGGCTGGCCAGCGAGATTGCGCTGGAATTCGCGCGCGCCGAAGGCACGGCATTCGTCAACGGAACCGGCATCAACCAGCCCGAAGGCTTCCTCAACGCACCAACCGCCACTGCCGAAGACGGCGTGCGCGCATTCGGGACGATGCAATATATCGGGTCGGGCAGCGCCGCCGGGTTCGACGCGGCGCCCGATGCGCGGCTGATCGACCTGATCCACTCGCTCAAATCGGGGCACCGTCAGGGCGCGGTGTTCGTGATGAATTCGTCAACGCTGGCGACGGTGCGCAAGCTCAAAACCGCCGATGGCGCGTTCCTTTGGCAGCCGGGCATGGTCGAAGGCCAGCCTGACCGCCTGCTGGGCTATCCGGTGATCGAGGCTGAGGATATGCCCGATGTCGCAGGCGGGGCCTTCCCGATCGCGTTCGGCAATTTCCGCCACGGCTATCTGATCGCAGAAAACGGTGCGACCCGGGTGCTGCGCGATCCGTTCACCAACAAGCCCTTCGTGCACTTCTACGCCACCAAGCGGGTGGGCGGCAAAGTGCTCGATTCCAACGCGATCAAGCTGCTGAAGATCGAAGCCTAGGTGTTAACTTAGGCTTCGACCCCCCGGCAAGGTCGAGTCCCCCTTGCTCCCTTGCCGGTGTCTCGCGCCCGCATCGCTTCAGGCCCCCTTCCCGCCTGACCCAGCGATGCGGGCGCATCTTGTTTCGAACACAGAATTGGAGAACCCGCGATGGAGCGGACTATCTTGCAGCCAGCAGTGCTTGACGGCGCGGCACTGGCGGAGCTCAAGCACTGGCTCGGGATCAGCCGCCCCAATGACGATGCGGCCCTGATCGGGCTGATCGAAGCCAGTCTGGCCATCTGCGAAGCCTTCACCGGCAAGATGCCGCTGGCGCAGACGGTCGAGGAAATCATCGCGCCGCACGCGGGGTGGCAGGAACTGGTATCGCGCCCGGTGCGCGAAATCACCGGCGCGGCATGGATTGCGACCGATGGCACGCGTGAAGCATTGCCGCTGCCGACCGACGCGCTGGAATGGCGCATCGCAGTCAGCGCCTGCGTGCAATTGCTGCGCCCGTTCGACGGGCGCGGGATCGCCTTGCAGCTGGTGGTCGGGATTGCCGATGACTGGGACAGCCTGCCCGCATCGCTGCGTCACGGGGTCATCCGGCTGGCCGCGCATCTCTATCGAGAGCGTGACCGCGATGGCAAGGCCGGCGCAGCGGTGCCCGCCAGCGTTACCGCGCTGTGGCGGCCATGGCGCAGCACGAGGCTGGCATGATCCGCGCCGCCGCAGCCAGCGCCCGGCTGATTCAGCGCCTGCGTGCGCGGGCCGAACAGATCGCCGCCAGCCGCGCAGTTGATCGCCGCAGGGAACACCGCGCGCCGGGCGCGGAGTGGCGTTCTGCCACCGCGCTGTGGCCCGATTTCACCGCTGATATCGCTTCAACAAACAGAACAGGGAATTGACCGCCATGGAAAATGACCTGCGCGCCGCGCTGATCGCCTGGCTCAGGGCCGATCCCGCGCTCGCCGCGATCAACGCGATCGAGGAAGAATCCCCGCTCAGCGTCAGCCCGCCATGGCTCGGCATCGCGGCAAGCGCTTCGATCGATTGGGGCACCAAAGACCGGCAGGGCCGCGAAACGCGGATCGCGCTGGAGCTGGAAACCCGCACCGATCTCACCGCCGCCGACGCCCCCTTGCTCGCCGCGATTGAACGCCGGGTGCTCGACCTGCCGCCGTTTCAAGCCGGTTTCGAACTCGCCTCAATCCGGTTTCTGCGTTCGCGCAGCGAAGCCCGCGCCGACAATCGCCGGGCGGCGCTCATCGAATTTCGTTTCCGCATCCTTGAACAAAATTAGGAGTAACGCCCATGCCCGCCCAATCCGGCGCCGCCTTCCTGCTCAAGATCACCGATGGGGCCTCACCCCCCGCCTATGAGACCGTCGCAGGCCTTCGCACCACGCAAATGTCGATCAATGGCGACACGGTGGTCATCACCCACAAGGATTCAGGCGGCTGGCGCGACCTTTTGTCCGGCGCGGGCACCCGATCAGTGTCAGTCAGCGCGGCTGGAATCTTCCTTGGCAGTGCAGCGGAAAGCGCGGTGCGTGGCCATGCGCTGGCCGGAACGCTCGCCGATTATGAATTGTCATTCGAGGATGGCGAGCGGCTGCGCGGGCGATTTCTGGTGCAGCGGCTCGATTATGCCGGGGATTTCAATGGGGAGCGCAATTATACGCTCCAGCTCGAAAGCTCCGGGCCGGTCGTGCCGGCATGACCGCCGCCGCCAATCCCCTGCGCGGGGAAAGCGTGCTGATGGTGGCGGGGGTGGGCTATGTGCTGCGCCCGACCTTTGAAAGCCTGGTGTTGGCCGAAGCAGAGCTGGGGTCACTGTTCGCGCTGGTCGAACGCGCGGCGGCGGGCGCGCTGACCCTGACCGAGATGGCCGCGCTGCTGTGGCATTGCTTGCCGCCCGAATCGCGGCCTGACCGTGCAGCCGTGGGTCAGGCAGTGCTGACAATGGGGCTGGTGGCCGCCACCCAGCCGGTGCGCGCAGTGCTGGCGCAGGTGCTTCAGGGTGAGGCGTGACCTCGACCTTCGCCGCCTGCGCCGCGCGCTGGTGCAGCCTCTCGGCCCGCCTGCTCGGCTGGCGTCCGGGTGAATTCTGGAGCGCCACCCC